GCTTATTATAAAAAGCAAAACGATGCAAAAGAAGAAGCAGTAGAGAACAATCTTATGAAGGAACAGCATCCAAGTATGAAATTCCAAAAGGAATCTAATACTCGTGTAACTTTTGGTGGTACAAAGAAATAGTCTTATAACAATTTCTACGTCCAACAAAATAAATTAAACCGTACTGGAGGCCCTTCGGGGCAGGTACATAAAAAGGAAAACAAATATGGCAAACGCAAACACAGCGGGCTATGGATGCAGACAGGCTATGACAGTTGGAAATACTCCAGCTACAGGTGGCCAATCTGAATTTGTAGTTCAAGGCGGAGGTAGCCCAGGGGCTACTAAAGCTATTTTTAAAGGTGCTCCTGTAGCAATGCAAACTGCAGCAGGTGGAGCTGGAACTCTTGGATATATTCAAGATCAAACAGCTGCCCTAATGACAGATGGTATTGTTGGTGGGAATACTTGGGCACATAACACAGCTAACACTAACAAAAGTTTAGGTGTTTTCAATGGCGCAACTTTTATTGACGCAAACGGAAAACCAACTTGGACTAATGGTCTAGCAGCAGCTCAAACTTCTTCTGTAGATTACAATACAGGTAGTGATGATATCACTGCTTTTGTAAATACTAATCCACAACAAGAATATGTAGCTAGAGCAGACGCATCGTTAACTATAGCTAGTTTCAATACATTGACTAACACAGGCTTCAACTTAAATGACGCTGGAGCAGGTAAAGATGGTCAATCAGATTGTACACTAGATATAAGTGCAGTTGCGACTACTGGTGTAGCAAACTATATGTGGAAACTTGTAAGATCAGCAGACATTGAAAATCAAAATGATTTAACTGAAGCTGGTGCAGATATCGTTATCTCTTACAACCCACAAGCAAATCAATACTTAGCATAGTCATAGAATAGGAGAATAAAAAATGGCAATATCAAGAGCACAACTAGTTAAAGAACTAGAGCCAGGTTTGAATGCACTATTCGGACTTGAGTACAAACAATACGGCGAGCAGTGGACTGAAATTTTCGACACTGAATCATCTGACAGAGCTTTCGAAGAAGAAGTAATGTTAGCTGGTTTCTCAAATGCAGCGGTCAAACCTGAAGGTCAAGGGGTTGGATACGATGATGCACAGGAAACTTTCACAGCTCGATACACTAACGAAACGATCGCATTAGCGTTCGCAATCACAGAAGAAGCTATCGAAGATAACTTGTATGACAGACTTGCGTCTAGATATACAAAAGCGTTAGCAAGATCTATGGCGAGCACTAAGAACATCAAAGGCGCAGCGGTATTAAACAACGCGTTTGACAACACTTTTGTTGGCGGTGATGGAGTAGAACTTTGTTCTGCTGTTCACCCTACATTAGCTGGTACATTTTCAAACGAGTTAGCAACACCTGCTGAACTTAACGAAACATCTTTAGAGCAGTCATTAATTGACATCGCAGCTCTTACAGATGAAAGAGGCCTAAAAATTGCAGCGCAAGGAGTTAAATTAGTAATTCCTTCAGCTCTTCAATTTACTGCTGACAGACTTATGAATTCTGCAGGCAGAACAGGTACAGCTGATAATGATATCAACGCTATCAAGAATATGGGAATGATTTCTGGTGGATACACTGTAAATAATTACCTGACTGCAGCGAAGAAGTTTTTCATTAAAACTGATGTTCCTAACGGTCTTAAACATTTCAACAGATCACCTATCAAAACTTCAATGGAAGGTGACTTTGATACTGGAAACGTTAGATACAAAGCTAGAGAAAGATATGTTTTTGGATTTTCTGATCCAAGAGGTATCTTTGGTTCAAACGCTACGTAATCAATAAAATTTAGGGGCCAAACACAATTTGGCCCCTTTTTTAATATAGGGTGAGAAAATGACTAAATTCCTAGTAAATATATGGGCTTATGATTACCACGGAAAATTTGAAGTGGAAGCAGAAGATAATCCAACCTCATTGGAAAAAGCAATAGTTGACAAACTAGGACAAAATGATATTATGTGGGAAACAACGGGAATGTTTGGTCCCTTAAACAGAATAACCTATGAGGAGGTTGTTGATGATACAAGACCTATACAAAGCAAAAAGGTCCTTGGAGTTGAAGTGGGAACAGGAGCATCTATCTAACGGTAGATATACTCTTGAAATGGTCAGAATCGATGACAAAGTTAAAAAAGTCATTACTGACATTAAGCTTGAAGAAGCTAAAATTGCCCACAGGCAAAATACTGTTGAAGGTATTGCTCCACAAGTTTCTGTAGCTACTTAATAAAAAAGCTACATCGTAAAAACTTCATTTACACTACAGGCTCTCTTGCGCTCTACTTAAATGTATTGTATAAAAGATACACTATACACAATATAACAATTATTAAATGTAGACGCGTATAGTCGACTTCCCTAGGGACTACGTTTAAAATATCTAGGAGGATATTAATATGGCAAATACAACATTTACAGGAAATGTAAGAGCGAACGGAGATGGTTCTAGAAATACTAGAGCTGGAAGTATGCAAATGGTTGCAACTTTTCACGTTCCTAATACTAACGCAGCAGCAGGAACTGCTTGTCAAGTATCAGCAACTGATACATCAGCAGTAGTTTTACCTAACAATTGTATCGTTGATAAAATTGTTTTTAAAGGTGAAGGTGCAGGTGGTGCGGTAATCGATATCGGTTATGCAGACATTTCAACTGGTGCAGCATTGGTTAACACTGATGGTTTTGCAGATAACATTCCATCTGATGGTTATACTACTCACACTTTACCAACAACTGTTTTACCTGGTGCTATTTTAGAAAATAATGCAGCAGCAGCAGGATCTGGTGTTGATATGGGTATTGTAGCTATGACTCAACAAGTTCAACTTGTTGCAGGAGTTGCAGCAGGTGGTGGAGCTGGAACTATGACTGGTTCAGTTTACTACCACATCAATGACGCTGGAAACGAATCTGCGTAATTAATTAATTAAGTGTGGGCTTCGGCCCACACAAAATTTAAGGAGAAAATATGTCAGGATATACAAGTGATCAACTAGTAGCCCACGCAACAGGAGATGGACAACTAGTTCCTACAACACAAAGAGCTAGAATAACTGGTATTCAAGCAGAAGGTGCAGCGAGTTCTAGTGTAGTTTTTAAATCTGGTGGATCAGGTGGAACTGTTATAGCTACATTTAAATTTGGAGCTGAAGGAATAAATTATTATGTTCCTGGTTCTGGAATTTTATTTGAAGAAGGAGTTTATTTAGATTTAACTGCAACACCTGGTGTTACTATAACATTTACGTAGGATTAAATTGTGGCTACCATAACTTACACAGTAACCGTAGCAACG